TAAAAATTATGAGTAGTAAAGATTTAATCCGAGAATATAAAGAACAGTTAAAATCATTAGGAGATGAGAAACAATCTTTAATAAGATTAACTGACGAAAAAGATTTAAGAATTAAAAAATTATTAATTCAATTGGAACAAGCTAATGATGATGTACAAACCTTAGGTAAAAAAGTACATGAAGTAGAATCACAGGCTAAGAAAAAAGATTCAATCAAAAGAATTATTAATCAAAAAATTGATGAAGCATTGCATTCGGAAGATAAAGTTGTTGACAATGAGGAATAATTGTGATACAGTTTCATTATTAAATAATAACAAATAAAAATAGAGGTAAAATATATATGGCAATAGTAGAAGGCATAGCTTACTGGGCATCCTTAACAAGACCAAACGAAAAGTTCGAACCTATGTGGCGAGTTGACTTATCCTTAGATGAAGCTTCAGCTGAAGACCTTAAAAGTAAAGGTATAGTTCTCAAAGAAAGTGTTGTTGATGATAAGCCTATTAAGAATATGGTTACGTTCAAACGTAAAGTTTCAAAAGCCAATGGCGATAAAAATGCACAACCTACTTTAGTAGATGCAGAGAAAAAACCATTAGATAAAATTGTTGGTAATGGTAGTAAGGTTAAAGTTATGTACAAGTCTTATGATTGGAATTATAAAGGTAAGACAGGTGTAGGCTTAGACTTACAAGCAGTACAGGTAGTAGACTTAATTGAGTATCAACCAAGAGAAGATTTCACTATAGAAGAATCTTCAAATGGTGTTGACATCAAGGAAGATTTTTAGTAGTATCAGATGTTAAATGAATAATACAGCTGTTCATTTGACTACTCCTTGGGGGAGGCGACTTGTAGTAGGTTGCCTTCTCCTTTTTTTTAGAATAACTATTAATGAGGGCGACAATGGAAACAGAAAATAATGGGTTTATAAAGTACCATCTACCATGTCCACTATGTTCTAGTAGTGATGCGGTATCAATGAATAAGGATGGTTCGGCATATTGTTTCTCCTGTCAAGAATATATAAAGGAATATAATATGGAAACACAACAAGTTAATACAACTAATTCAGCAAACGAATATGAAGTTAAAGATTATTTAAAACAATCTAACTTTGCAGAAATTATAGATAGGAATATAAGAGAACAAACTTGTAAAAGGTTTGGAGTTACAGTTAAGATGGATAGTGTTGGTACTATTACTAATCACTATTACCCCTACCATGATAAGCAAGGTGCAAAGATTGCAACCAAAACTAGATATACTAAGTTAAAAGAATTTAGTATTCAAGGAAACACAAAGTTCTCAGGTTTGTTTGGGGAACATCTCTTCTCCAAAAATAAATATATAATTATAACTGAAGGTGAGTTGGATTGTTTATCAGCTTATCAAATATTTAAAACAGAGAAGTATGAAACTCCAGTAGTAAGTATTAAGAATGGTATTACTTCTGCTGTTAAAGATATTAAAACAAGTTTAGATTTCTTAGAACAGTTTGATAATGTTATTATTAATTTTGATAATGATAAGCAAGGACAAGAAGGGGCTATGAAAGTAGCTGAACTTTTTTCTCCAGGAAAATGTAAGGTTATGCATTTACCTGAAGGATATAAGGATGCTTCAGATTGTTTAAGTAAAAATAAATTACAACTATATACCAAAGCTTTTTGGGATGCAAAGTTATATGCTCCTGATGGTATTATAAATGCAAATATATTATTTGATGAGATAACTAAACCAACATTAAAATCATTTGTTCAATATCCGTTTGAAGGAATGAACAAAATAACATATGGATTAAGACCATCCGAGTTAGTTACCTTTACAGCAGGTAGTGGACTAGGTAAAACGCAAGTGATGCGAGAGATTGTACACCATATTATTAAATCAACTAAAGATAATATAGGTTTGTTAATGCTAGAGGAAACCCCAGTAATAACTTCCAAAGGTTTAATGAGTATAGAAGCTAATCAAAGATTACACTTGCCTGATGTTCATGTAAGTAAAGAAGAGATGAAGACTTACTTTGATGCAACAGTAGGTACTGGTAGAGTCTTTATGTTTGACCACTTCGGTTCTAACTCAATTGATAATATAGTTTCAAGGGTTAGATATTTAGCTAAAGGATTAGATTGTAAGTATGTTATAATAGACCATGTTAGTATTATTGTATCAGACCAATCACATGGAGATGAACGAAGAGCATTGGATGAAATTATGACTAGGCTTAGAACACTTGTTCAAGAAACAGGTTTATCTATGATTGTTGTATCTCATTTAAGAAGACCTGAAGGTAAAGGACATGAAGAAGGTGCTTCAACTTCCTTATCACAACTAAGAGGTTCAGCAAGTATAGGACAACTTAGTGATATGGTAATAGGATTAGAAAGAGATGCTCAGAATAGCGACCCTGATATTAGAAATACAACAAGAATAAGAGTATTAAAAAATAGGTTCTCAGGATTAACTGGACCATGTTGCGATTTAAAATATGATGTTGATACTGGTAGACTTAACGAAGTTCAAATGGTTGATGATGAAATTTGATAAAGTAGTATTTGATATAGAGACTACCATGACAGCAGATAAGGTATGGTGTATCATTTGTAAACATAAAGATACTTATTATCAATTTAAAGATGGACATAATCTAAATAGGTTTGAAGAGTTTGCTAAACAAACAAAAGAATTTATTGGACATAATATAATCGGATTTGATGTACCAGTATTAAATAAATTTTTTGGTAAAGATTTATTTGTAAATTGTAAAATTACAGATACGTTAGTTCTATCAAGGATATTCAATCCAGTTATAGATGGTGGGCATTCATTAAAGAACTGGGGTTTAAAACTTGGACAACAAAAAATACAATTTGAACAATTTGATTATCTAAGTAAAGAGATGTTAGAATATTGTAGGAATGATGTTGAGTTAACTGAACGACTTTATAAATTTTTAATGATTAAAATGAAAAACTTTGGAGACTCGGTAAAGTTAGAACATGAGGTTGCGACCATCATACAAGGACAACATGAGAGAGGATTTAAGCTAGACGTTGTTGGTGCGTATATGTTACAAAGTAAATTCCAAGAAGACATGACAGATTTACAAAACAAAGTAAGAGAAACTTTTCCACCTTTAAGATTAGAAGAAGAGTTTATCCCTAAGTCTAACAATAAAGCTAGAGGGTATGTTAAGGGTGTACCTTTTATAAAAGTAAAAATTAAAGAATTTAATTTAGGTTCACGTCAACAAATAGCAGAACGATTAGTTAGGCTAGGATGGAAACCAAAAAAGAAAACTGACAAAGGACATATTATTGTAGATGAGAAAGTATTATCAGAGATAAAAAATATTCCTGAGGCTAAATTAATTAATAGGTTTCTAATGCTTCAAAAAAGAATCGCCCAAGTTTCCTCCTGGATTGAAGCCGTTAGAGAAGATGGTAGAGTGCATGGCAAAGTAATAACCAATGGTACAATTACAGGGAGAATGAGTCATCAATCGCCCAATATGGCTCAAGTTCCTGCCGTGCATTCAACCTACGGAAAAGAATGTAGAGAATTATGGATAGTAGAAAAAGGGTATAAATTAGTAGGGGTTGATGCATCAGGCTTAGAGTTAAGGATGTTAGCCCACTACATGAACGATAAGGATTATATATATGAAATCATTAATGGAGATATACACACAGCAAATCAAACTACTGCTGGTTTGGGGTCAAGAGATGAGGCGAAGACTTTTATTTACGCATTCATCTATGGAGCAGGTAACAGAAAAATCGGAAGTATCATTAAAGGTACGGAACGAGATGGAGAAAGAATTAAAGAAAAATTTCTTAGAGGTACACCAAGTCTTAAACGACTACGAGAAAAGGTGGATAGAGTGGCTAAAAGAAGATGGGTCAAAGGACTCGACCAAAGAAAAATAATAATAAGACATCAATACTCTGCATTAAATACTTTATTGCAGGGTGCAGGTGCTGTAGTGATGAAAAAATCGTTGACATTACTACAAGAATATGTTATAAGTAAACAAATCAAAGCATTCCCTGTAGTGAATGTGCATGATGAATTTCAATATGAAGTTCAAGAAGATAGAGCAGAAGAGTTTGGAAGATTAGCTGTTCAATCAATAATAGATGCAGGTAAACAATTAAATATAAGGTGTCCATTAGATGGAAAATACAAAGTCGGAAACAACTGGTCAGAAACACACTAAGAGTTTAGATACTTTAGCTGTAGATATAAAACAATTAATAGCTAATATATCAAAAGGTAAGTCTGCTAAAGTTAGCGAAGAACAAATGAATATATTTCTTGGTAATATTAAAGATGCATTTAATTCATGGAACAATCCTGTAAGACAAAAAGCAGGTATGCTAAGAATGAGTGTATTAGGTAAACCACCTAGACAATTATGGTATGATAGACATAGCCCTAAAAAATATATTGCAGGAGATGATAGTTTAAATTTAAAATTTTTATATGGGCATATACTAGAACATTTACTTTTGTTTCTTGCTGAACTAGCAGGTCATAAGATTGAAGACCAACAAAAAAAAGTTGAGATAGATGGTATCACAGGACATATAGATAGTAAAATTAATGGAGAAATTTGTGATGTGAAGTCAGCTTCATCATTTAGTTTTAAAAAATTTGCAAGTGGAGAGTTATATGGAGACGACCCCTTTGGTTATCACGCACAGTTAGCAGGATATGAACAAGCAGAAGGTACATCTAAAGGTGGCTTCTTAGTTATTGATAAAAGTACTGGAGACATTTGTTTATATAAACCTGATGAATTAGCTAAGCCAAATCCTAAAGATTTAATTAAACGATTAAGAGAAACTTTAGAATTAAAACAACCTCCTGTTGATAAATGTTATTCATTATCTTCAACAAAGGGAGGCAATAAAGAATTACCTATTGGTTGTCAATTCTGTAATCATAAATGGGAATGTTATAAAGATTCAAATGATAACAAAGGTTTACGAGTATTTAAATATTCAAACAAGAATGTATATCTTGCTGAAGTAAACAAACAGCCACAAGTAGAAGAGATAACATCTAAATTTACAAATGAGTTAAAGCATCATAATAAAAAATATGCATAAACTTTAAAGGAAACAAATGAATACTAAAAAAATGAGTAAGATAAGAAGGAAGGCAGTTACTTTTCTTGTTATATGGATAAAGGGATTGTTAAATAAAAAAGAACAAGCTAATGTTACAATTAAAAATGTATTTAGTTTGTTACCTAATCAAACCCATTACTACAATGGAGACTCTCTTAAATTACAACCATGGTCTTTAAAGTGGATAGTAAAAAAATTAAAAAAAAATCCTTTGTTGACATATGATGAGTTAAATGCTATGTTACAACCTACTGAGAGAGATATAAGAAGATATAAAATGATTAAGGAAGGACCAATTAAAAATGACACATAAAGGTTTATTCAAAGGTAGTACTTATGATTCATTAGATAAACAGGTAGACGGAAATCATTATAGTAAAATGAAAATTCAACCTGCTTATTTTATTAATGAAAATAATTTACCCTTTGCAGAAGGTAACGCAATTAAATATATATGTCGGCATAAATCAAAAGGAAAACAAAAAGATATTGAAAAAGCTATTCACTATCTTCAAATGATATTGGAGAGAGATTATGATTAATGAAAGTACAATAACACAATTAGAAAAAAGAGCAAGAGGATTTAGAAGAATCATATCTTCATTAAATGATTTACCAATGTATGGAATTAATGCCACCATTGATAAAATGTTATATGTAAAGATTGAAGATTTAAAAGACCACCTTAAGAAAAAAATTCAAAAAAATAATGAGAAACTAAATGGTTTTTATACTGAAAGTGTGGATAGTTTAGTTGATGATGATGGAAGTGTAGGTTAGTTATGACAAACAAAATATATAATATGAATGGACAGGCTGTTAATACAGCAACTCCTATATATAATTTAAGAATCTGTTTACTAGGTTCAGATGATTTAGATATAAAAAATATTGATACCTTTGGTGTTGCTGAAGATGGGTTCTTTATGGTTAAAACCAAAAGCAATCCTAAGTTTCCTGTCTTTATGACTAGTCCTATTCGTATTCAAACTGTTGAAGTTTATTCGGCAACAGAAAAACCGATAACAAAAATTCGTACTGAAAAAAAAGATGATGATTTTTTAGTAGATTTATTAAGGAAGCAAAATGCAGAGACCTCGAAAAATAAAGAAGACAGGTAAACGAGTAAAGAAAAGAGAGGCTGACCTAGCAACCTTTAAATTAATAATAAATAATCAAGGACAATTTATTACTGAACAATCTTTATATCCTATGGATAAAATTTCCTCACATTTTAAAAAACAAAACTCAGGAATAATTCATGCTATGTTAAGAGAAGCTAAAGTAAAATTTTCTGATATGCATATCTTGTTAGAAAAGATAGCTAAGTATCTCGCCTAAGAATCTAAAATTTCTGAACACCTAAAACTAACAATAACTTTATTATTATTAACTATATCTGCTCCTAAACTATCTAATATTTTTAATGCTCTTAGATAACCTACAGTTGCACATTCATAATGATTTATAAATAAAGGAGTTTGTTTTACTGGTTGACTACAACTACCAGCCAAGACAGAGCATATCAACATTATTAATTCAAATTTCATTAGGGAGTTAATATAAGACTTTTAATACTTAAACTACCATCAATATTAGTTTCTAATTCTGCCTTAGATTTAATACATTTAAACTCTACATTTTCAGAAATAGAACGACTAGCATGACGTTTACCTTTTAAACATTCAGACATAGATGGTTGTATTCTATGCTCTTTAATTTCAGCACCTACAAACATTAATAAAACTACTACAGTTTCAATCATTAATGAACTCCGTTTCCATTTTTTCTAACTTTATCTTTTAAACTTTCAACATCTATTAAAGTTTTTTCTAACTGTTCTCTTAAAAATTGTATGTTAACTTTGTTAGTCATATTCTGTTCTTGTGTCTTTTCTAACTTCTCTACAGTTTTATATATATCTTCAATAAGCATAAACTGTTCTTGGTCTGTTGGTTTCTGTTCTGATTTTTTTAGTAGGTCTGCTTGGAATAATTCTCTTGATGTTTCTAGTGATGTAAGTCTGGCAGTTACTTCTGTGTATGCAAACACAC